GGGCCATGGCTGAATCGATCGTCAAGCTAATAGTTGATGCCACGCAGGGCGTCAGATCGCTTGGGCGGTTCAAGAAAGCAACGGATCAAGCAGCTAAAAAGGCAGACCTGCTGAAAAAAGCAGTCAGATTGCAAAAAGCCGCGACAGAAGCTGCGACCACAAAGCTGGCTCAGTTTGGTGATATTGCCAAATCTGCTTTTGATAAGGCGTCGAAAGCCGCGCAGAAATACCAGTCAGCGCTCGGTGGGATCAAAGGCGCAATCGTTTCGCTCGGCGTTGCAGCGCTCACAAAGCGGATGATTGGCCAAGCCGCAAGTTTCCAGCAAACGCAGATACGGCTAAAGGCGTTGTCTACTGAATATGGCGAATTTGGCAAGATCCAACAGCTAGTAAAAGATAACGCGAAAACGTTTAATCTTTCGCAGGCCGAGGCATCAAGTCAGTTTTCTAATATTTATGCAAGGCTGAGGCCGTTAGGCAAGACCCTTGAAGAGGTCCAGACGGTCTACAAAGGCTTTAACGCTACGGCAATTGCAAGTGGTACTAGCGCGGCGGCAGCAAGTGGCGCATTCCTTCAGCTCAGTCAGGCTCTAGGTAGTGGCAGACTCCAGGGCGATGAGTTCAGATCTGTCAGCGAGCAGATCCCAGGCATTCTGGTGCTAGTTGCTGATGAAATGGGCGTCACTGTTGACAAGCTGAAAAAGCTTGGCAGTGAAGGCAAAATCACGTCTGACATTTTGATTAACGCCTTGGCAAAAGGATTCGAGAAGAACAAGGACAAGATTCAGCAAATCTTGGCCGAATCTCCAGCGGCAAAATTCAAGGAGTTCAGCAATGCAACCAGCGAATTAAGCAACTCAATTGGTGCTGAGTTGCTACCAGTCGTGACGCCAACAGTCCAAGCCTTGACCGAAATGGTGGGGGTTGTCGGTAAGCTGCCAGGCCCGATGAGAACGCTAATAGCTGCTGTATTTGGCTTAGGGGCGGCATTTGTTACAGCTTCAGGAGCAGCGTCAGCATTAGGGCTAAAGCTAACAGCATTAGTGGCCATCGCCGGGAAAGTTGCTCTCATACTTGGGCCAGTTGTGGGCGTAGCGTTGGCCATAGAAGATGCAAGGCTTAGAAAAGAGCAGTTTGACGAAGCCTTAGAATCAACATCTCCAACCGTATTGCAAGAGGCTTTAGATAAGGCAACGAAAGAGCTGGATCAGCTAAACATTGCATCTAAAAAATTTGAAGATAGTCCGTATTACAGGGGTAAAATTCAAGACGTAAATGATCTCAAAAAAAGACTTGATGAAGCGAAATTAAAAGTCGAAAAACTTCAATCAGCATTAAAAGCAATTGAAGGAACCTATAAAGTGAAAATTGAAATAGAACAGCTTTTCAAAGGCGGCACGCCCGGCGAAAAACTACCTCAAGGATATTCAAGAGCGGCAGACGGCACGCTTGTCTACAAAGTGGGCGAAGTTACTTACGAGGCAAGTTCTGGCGATGTTTACAAGCCCCCGGCAGAAAAAAAGACCCCATCCCCAACAAATAAAGGCACCGGGAGCAAAGGCCCGGATCCCGCAGTGGAGGCAAAGCGAAGAGCCGAAAGAGTGGCGCAGCAGCTAAAAAAATCAGAAGAAATTAAAACAAACTTGGACGGTCAGTTTTTGGTATTAACTGAGATTGACGAACGCGAAAAGATTAGAATTGCATCCATGTTCGAGCTTTCCGCTATAAACAAAAAATACAATGATTTAACAGCAGCTGCACTGTCCAACGAGGAGAAAATAAATTTAGAAAAGGCAAGAGGTTTAGAGCTTGGGGTGGCAAGGATTAAGCAAGCAAAAGCTCTTGAGGCCGTTCAGCAAGCAGAATTAGCAGCTCAGGCAGATCTTTTGAAAAGTCAATTTGCAGCAGCAGCAGAAATCGACGCACAAATCGACGCACAAATCGAAGCGCAAGGCGAAAAGATGAAAGCGCTCTACGCTTCGATCGGTCAGACGATCTCAACGAGCATTGTTGACAGCTTGACTGCTGCTGTCGATGGCACTAAGCGGCTGTCAGACGTGGCTTCAGACACGCTGAGAAGCTTGGCAAATATCTTGCTTAAGTTTGGCCTTAATAGTCTGCTGGGTGGCTTGGCCGGTGACGATGGCGTTGGTGTCTTCAGTAAGCTGTTTGGCGGGGGCAGGGCCAAAGGCGGCACCGTAATGGGCGGCACTTCTTACATGGTTGGAGAGCGTGGGCCTGAGCTGTTCACTCCTGGCCGCAGTGGCAGCATCGCGCCAAATAGCAGCATGGGGGGCGGCGCCAATGTGGTGGTAAATGTTGACGCATCAGGCACCAAGGCTGAGGGCGACGGGCGTCAAGCAAACCAGCTCGGGGCAGCCCTAGGCGCTGCAGTTCAGGCAGAATTGATCAAACAGCAACGGCCTGGAGGGCTTTTAGCGGCATAAATGGCAAACTTCCCAGCGATCACGCCAACCTATGACCTATCAAAAAACTCTGCTCCCAAGGTGCGAGTTGCTCAATTCGGCAGCGGCTACAGCCAACGGACGGTCTACGGCATCAACCAGAATCCGAAGTCATACCTGTTTACGTGGAATGTCTCAGAAGCGGATGCTGACACGATCGAGGCATTTCTAGACGCAAGGGGAGGGCAAGAAAGCTTTACGTTCACACCTCCCGGTGAATCAGCTGCAGCTCAATTTATCTGTAAAGAATGGCGTAAAGATATCCCTTACCTGAACAGAGCAACGATCCAAGCATTATTTGAACAGGTATTTGAGGCATGAGCACCCCGCAATCAATACAGGAGCAGCTGCAATCCCTTGAGCCGTCTGCGATCATTGAGTTATTTCAGCTGCAATTGACAGCTGCAGTCAATGGCATCGATACGACTTTTTTCTATCACGCCGGAACGAATGAGCTTGGGGGTGATGTGGTTTTCAACGGCCTGACTTATCAGGCTGTGCCGGTAGAGGTTGAAGGCTTTGATGTGACGAGCAAAGGGGCAATCCCTCGACCTACTTTCAGGGTCGCAAACGCCAACAGCTCTATTTCAGCATTGTTGGCGCTTTATAACCCGTTGCAGGCAAAGGTCACGCGGATCAGGACATGTAAAAAATTCCTTGATGCTGTCAACTTCTCAGCAGGCAATGCAACGGCAGATCCTACGGCAAAATTTGAAGATGAAGTTTGGTATATCGATCGAGTGGCAAGCGAAAACCCTGAATTAGTTGAATTTGAGCTCACAAGTAAGCTCGACTTGACCAATCTTGGATTACCTCGGCGGCAGGTTGTTGAACATTGCCAATGGAGATACCGAGGCGTTGAATGTGGCTATGCAGAAAAAAGATACTTTGACTTAAACAACAACTCAACGGATGAGGCAAATGATCAATGCGCGAAGAAATACGAAAGTTGCGCCGTCAGGTTTCCAAGCGGCTTGTTGCCGTTTGGCGGGTTCCCTGGCGCCAGACTGCAAACTTGAATTCGAGGCATACGCTGCAAGTCTCGCCCCGTCGGAAGCTTGCGGTGTGGTCTGCGGCGATAAGTTTTGGCCGTGCCGGAATATCGCTGATGACCCTGAGCGAGATTTTGTGATTGACCCGCGCAGCTTTGCCGCAGCTGCCTTAAGCGGGGCCGTGACTGCGGTCATACACTCGCATCCAATGGGAGGGCCTGCCAGCGCTGCTGATCTGTCGGCCTGCCGTGGCACTGGCCTGCCGTGGCATATTTACTCCATGCCGGATGAGCAATGGTCAACTATCGAGCCTTGATCGGTAGACAGTGGGACTACGGCAGAAGCGATTGCTTCTCGTTGGTCCGCGAGTGGTTCAGCCTGAAGGGCGTGGCCATTCCTGATTTTGATCGACCTGCAGATCTAGACAGCTGCGAAAGTCTGTTTCTGGCAGAAGCCGAAGCCTGTGGGTTCTTTCAGGTTGAATTTGACCGGCGCAGGCCAGGCGACGTCTTGATCATGCGCCTGGGCACTATGGCGCCAATGCACGCGGCAATAGTGCTGGAGAATGAGCAGATTCTGCATCAGCGGCAAGATTCTTTGAGTGCTGTTGAACCATTGCGTCAGTATTATGTGAGCAGAGTCGCGGCGGTCTTCAGGCATGATTCAGACCGTCAGGTTGCTGGGGGAGCTGGGCCAGCGTTATGGAGTTGAACATCGATACACAAACCTGAGGACACCTGCAGAAGCGATAAAACTACTTTGCGTCAATCATCCTGAGCTCCAGCGCGAGCTGATTACGGCGCATGAGCACGGCATTGGGTACCGAGTCATTCAAGCTGAGACCGATCTGGATTATCCAGACTTGCGCCTCCCGATTGGGCAGCATGACCTGATCGTCGCTCCTGTGATCGCAGGCAGTGGCGGTGGAACTGGAACGATTTTGGCGGGAGTGGGTCTAGTAGCTTTTGCGATTCTGACCGCTGGTGCTGGTGCTGGTTTCCTTGGCTTAGGGGCTGGATTGACTGCTGGTACGTTCACACTGGGTGCTGCTGCTTCCACCGCTATTGGCGCAATCGGCGCCAGTCTGATCCTGGGTGGTGTCTCTCAGCTCCTTTCACCTCAGCCGACGATCGGCAACCTGGGCTCTAATCGATTAGGCAGTGGCGACAGCCTGTCAACAGATGGACCGCAATCCGTCACCCGTGGAACAGATGGCCGCCAGTCGTACGCCT